AAATCCCTACTACTGGAGACAATTGATGGATGCGATAACACGCCACCATTACCACAATATCGCTCATGGAAAAGCTAAGCAGCTAGAAGACGGTGACCTCGCTAGTGCTGAAGAAACATCTTTTGCTCTTGGCGGTCTTGCAACCGCCCGTAGAGGCATAACAACACAAGAGGGCGAAGATATGGCCAACAATAAAACACAACTAGACCGCTCCAAAGCGGACAAGAACAAAGACGGTAAGCTGAGCAAGTACGAAGAAACTGTAGGTATGGCTGTGCAAGACGCAATGGCTGATGACCCGGACCAAGATGAAAAAGTGAAGATGTCCCACGGTGGAATGGCCATGATGGGTGACTATGACGAAGGCCTGATGTCCAATTATGATCCTGTATCGGGTAATCCTATCCCGCTTGGCTCAAGTGCAGAAAACGTCCGAGATGATATCGATGCCAAAATCAGCACTGACGAATATGTGCTCCCGGCGCATGTCGTAAAATGGCACGGTCTTAAGTACATCCAGATGATGCAATCCGAGGCAGAAATGGGCCTGATGTCTATGGATATGTCCGGGCTAATTCAAGAAGTCAGTGGTGAAGAAGACGAGTATGCAGACCACATGATGTACGACCCGCAAACGGGCGAAGGCAAAATGACTAAATCTAATGAAGAGCATTTGGATTTAAAAAGCAAAGGTTGGAGCCACGAAGGTGAAACGCAGGAACCCGATAGCGAAGGCTCTGAGGACGCCCAAGTTTCGGATGCAAGTGGTTCAGAGCAAGAAGAAAAAGAAACGCTCGAAACACCAGAAGGAAACCAAATTGAGGTGGCAGGAGTAGAAACTACCTTAATAGAACCCGAAGTAGATGAAACCGAAGACTATAAGAAAAACAAATACGGTAAGTCTACTGGATCGTTCGGCATTAAGAAGAACCCGTCAGTGGCCTTCATAATGTAATCAAACGGGCCACCCGCACAAAGCGGCCCCCAAAGGAAAATCATGGCTAAATATAGAAGAAATGACCTCGAAGAGGACAATGGATTAACCTACGCTGAAGAGATGCAAAAACAGCAAGGCGTAGCGGAAACAGGCCCGGAGCCTGTGGACGCAGAAGATGCCGCGTTTAAGAAACGCTACGGAGATTTGCGGCGGCATTCTCATCAGCTAATGCAGCAAAAAGATCAAGAGCTAGCTCAGATGAAAGAGCAGCTGGACACAGCAGCCCGGGGGCAGATTAAGTTCCCAAAGACCGATGAAGAAATTGATAACTGGTCAAAGCGCTATCCAGATGTAGCTAAGATCGTGGACTCGATTGCCCAGAAAAGAGCCAACGAGGCTTTGGAACAAGGCGTTAAACGCATGGAGGGTCTGCGTAAACTTGAGACCAAACTTGTCGTTAAGGAAGCTGAACAGGTCTTAATGCAAGATCACCCAGACTTTGCTCAGATCCGCCAAGACCCAGCCTTTCATGATTGGGTAGCGATGCAGCCTCAAAACATTATCGACAGCCTGTACAAAAACAATACTGATGCCCGGGCGGCATCTAGAGCGATTGATTTGTACAAGGCCGATACTGGTACACGCAAGGCAAGTAACTCCGCTGCTCGGGCCGTAGGCAAGAGCGTGAATATATCTCCCTCAAGTGGGAAAGCACAGTGGAGCGAAAGCCAAATTGATAAGATGTCTAATGCTGAATTTAATAAGCATGAGGAAGACATCATTAAAGCAATGCAAACCGGGAATTTTGTCTATGACATGTCCGGGGGCGCTCGATAGGTATTGCTATTAATACCAACTTATGGTATAGTAATTCTATCTAATGAGGTAATTTAATTACCTTAGTTATAAAACTAGAGCCGCTATTAGCCTACCTCTGAGTTTTATCCCTTCCAGAAGAAATCGGCACAAGTCTACCAGTACAACTCTGGCCCGTGTTCTCACGCAACCCAGCCGTAAGTACTGCCACTCGATTGTCCTCTTCGGAAATTGTTTGGGCGCGAAGCGCCCTGCCATTCCAAGGAGAATCCAAATGGCATTTAGTTCAGCAACAGGGCACGGTAACTTACCAAATGGCTCGTTCAGTAGCGTAATCTACTCAAAAAAAGTACAATCCGCCTTCAGAAAAAGTACCGTTGTCGGTGATATTACCAACAGTGATTATTTTGGCGAGATCAATGGCCAAGGCGACACAGTGAGAATTATTAAAGAGCCAGAAATCTCTGTCTCTGAGTATAAGCGCGGCACCACAGTAAACGCGCAAGATCTTGATGATACAGACTTTTCTTTAGTAATCGACAAAGCAAACTACTATGCTTTTAAGATGGACGATCTAGAAGAAAATATGTCACACGTGAATTTTATTCAGCTCGCAACGGATCGTGCTGCTTATCGTTTGGCAGATAATTATGACCAAGAAGTCCTTGGTTATCTGGCTGGTTATAAGCAATCAGCAAATCATCAAACAGCAAGCGCACTTAATACCACTGTGAACGGTGATAAAGCTGTCACAACAGCTGGCTCGAATGAGTTGCTTGCAAGTATGCAGCTCAAGAAAAGTGACTTCGGGAATATCACAACAAGCTCCGCTGGCGATCATTCGATCCCTCTCGCAGCACGTTTGCCGGGTGCTACCGCACTTTCAACCGCCGTAGCTTCACCAGCGATGGTTGTCGCTCGCATGAAGCGGCTCCTAGATCAACAGCAAGTCGATACCCAAGGGCGTTTTTTGGTTGTGGACCCGGTGTTTTTAGAAATCATGGCCGATGAAGATTCACGATTCATGAATGGGGACTTCGGCGAAAGCGGCGGTCTACGCAATGGTCTGACGATCAAGAATTTCCACGGTTTCCGGGTTTATTCTTCATCCAATCTGCCAGCGGTAGGTACTGGTTCCGGTACAACTGGAAATAGTAACCAGAATACCAACTTTGGCGTTATAGTTGCGGGGCACGATAGTGCTGTAGCAACAGCCGAGCAGCTGTCCAAAACGGAAACTTACCGTGATCCAGACAGCTTCGCGGACCTCGTCCGGGGGCTCCACCTCTACGGTAGGAAGATTCTTCGCCCAGAAGCAATCGTAACCGCCAAATACAACGCAGCATAAGGAGGATTTCAAATGGCTAACTTAGCAACTGCAGATCACGCTGCACAAGGCAGCTCGGCACGGGGACGTTCCCCGTACATGGTGCAAAACACGATAGACCTTGCAGCCGCAATCGTCTTGAAAGGCGCAGACTTTGCTGCAAACGATACAATGGAAGTTCTTAACGTCCCTGCGGGGACTGTTATCCTTTCCGCTGGTATCGAAATCATTACACAAGCAGACGGGACACTGACCCTAGACATGGGATTCACAGGCGCTTCTCCAGCGGCTATCGATCTCTATGTTGATGGGCTTGATTGTGTCGGAGGTGCCGTAGGCACTTACGGCGTAACTCCCGGCACTGAGGCTGCTCAAGTGCAGGTAATCTCTGCAGCGGACACTATCGATGTTAAATTTGCAACAGAGACAGATGTCACTTTGGGCAAGCTCCGTTTTTGGGCCATCCTAATGGATATCTCAGACATGGGCTCGCACGACATGATAGCTGCCACAGCTGATCGTGACTACCTAGCTTAAATTACTTTGGGGCTGGCCTAACCGCTGGCCCCATTCACTTTTCTGAAAGTTTGTTATGGCCAGCACATACCTCAGTTTATGTAATCAAGTTCTTCGCCGCCTTAACGAGGTGGAGATTGTGGCTTCTGAGTTCGCTGATGTGGTTGGCGTACAAGCGCTGGTTAAAGACGCAGTGAAAGCTGCTGTCGCACGCCTATCTCAACAAGAATATGAGTGGCCGTTCAATGCGGCCAGTCACACGCAAGCATTAACTGCCGGGACTACAGAATACTCTTGGCCAGCATCATTTAAAGCTGTGGATTGGAACTCGTTTCAAGTACAGGAAAATACCACCCTCGGTTCAGCTTTCAAATCTCTGAGATTTATGGAGCGAGATGAATGGTACAGGAACCACAG